CTCTATTTTATCCATTTGACCTCCGTTTCATGAATTAATTACCAATCTTAGTAGGTTTGCCTGTTTGTATTTCTAAGGCAATCTCTGCTTTGTCTTTAGCAACCATGTGCTCAAACTTAGCTCTATCAAGTTCCATATCAGCTTGCTTCTTTTGAATATCAGCCATCTGCTTTTGCAAAGTCAGCATAAGTTTTTGTTGTTCTACCTCATGCTCTTTCTGTGCTTCAGCACTTGCTGCTTGTTGTTGTTGAGCTACAGCTTGTGCTTGCTGTTGACCCTGTGGTGTTGATGGATCAACAATAAAGTCAGTCCAATTTTCGACACCAATAGAATCCATTAGTTGCTTAGCAATATTAAACCCTGAAGCAGGATTAATAATACTTTTAGTTTCCGGGGCTTGATACAGCATTGGCATAACTTGTGTAGCTAGCAGCATCATGTTTTCTTGGGTGTTGGCTTTGCTATTAGGACCAACATCTATATCAACTGTTACGTTTTCAATAGGCATCATATCTTTGGATGTAACACCGTAATATGAAAAGTCTTTCATAATAGCATCTGCATTATCTAGTATTAAACTATAAACACCACGACACAAGTCTTTAAAACCAGTTTCAGCAAATCTACGTGCTACATACGCAATACGTTTTTGTGAAGCTGCTTGTACTTGAGCCACTTTACCCGCAGAGTTTCCAGAATCAAATAATTTCTCATTAACTCCTTGCGCTGCGCGCGTCATACCACTTGCTTGTTCTTTCTCATTGTTCATAAATTCTAGCAAAGAGAATGTCGAAGGTGACAGAGAATCCGGGGTAAGCGGTTGCACTGCGGCAATCGGGCTACCATTGGTAGGGATAATTTGGTGAGGCTCGGGACTCTGAAGCGCACGGAAATCTACCGTGTTGGGATCTGCAAGAACTCGACCATAATTTGTCAAGTATACATTTTCTACCATGCCTCGAGTAATAGCCGTTTTGATTTCTGTAGCTGATCGAGTCACGTCTGCTATAGACAACCCGTAGAAGGCATATGGAATCTCGATAGGATTTAAATTAGCTAAGGGTATACTATCAGCATACTCTTCTAACAAAATCTCGCTACCGGCCACTATGAACCTCTTCAACTCAGAAATGCCATCACCATCTCTGTCAATCTTCATCCAGACTTCACTAACCGTAATTTCTCGGTTTGAAGCTCCTAGGATATCATCCTCTTCTCCTACCCAAACGCCATTGACTGATTGTCTATGTGCGTCTTCGCCGTAGTTACCTTTAAGACCTGCAAAAGACTCTCCGCCTTCTGTTGCCAAATCATCTGGTACATCAAATCCTTGCGCGCGAAGGTCAGATAAAGACACTTCGGTTTGGATTCCTACAAATTTAGAATTAGCTATTGATGTAGCTGTTCGATTAATCATGAACGATTCAGGTGGAATATTTTCTAGCTCTATTTTGGACGTGTCTATTTTTCGTCTAATTTTGGCTAGCTCATAGTATTCAACCTCTTCGCCTTCAACCATTTCTGAAGCTGTTACCAGCTCGATAATTTCTACATCATCTTCCGCGGTTATAACATCAAGTTGTGCTGAAGTTAAATTTTCGTATTCCTCTACTTTATACTCAGAAGACTCTACCCACTTCCAACGAATAGTCGAATTCTTAAAGAGTAAAGCACTCTTAATCCACGTATTTAGCTCTACCCAACCATTATTCTTAACAAAGATACAATGGTTAGTAATATCGGAGGCTATGCCTGCAGCTTTGGACTGTGTTGGGTCCATTGCGTTGAATTTAGCTATTTTTCCGTTGCTTAGCATCAATTCTGAGATAACTGCTAAATATGAATCTACAATTTCTACAGTATCTGATGATACAACTTTAGAAACCCCCATTGGCGCTAACCTGCCTCTTGGCTGTTGGGTGTAGTAGTGAATAGCCTCTTCTCTTGCTTCTGATATTTCAGAACCATCAGAGAATGACCCTACTGACTGATGAATAGCATCGTTGATGATACCCGTCAGCTCTTCATCCGTTATTTTGTTAATATTTTTCGACATAGTGTCTCCTAAATCCAATTGTGGTTAGTTTCTGGTATATACATATTACCAAATCCTACCCTATCATTTGTTAACTTATCAATGTGTGTTCGGTAAACTTCGCAAGCAATAGCCAAAGCCATTACTGAATCATCAAAGCATCCAGGGCCTGCGCCAGTTGAACCTCTATCATCAGATAAGTAATCTTTTAATTCTTGAGTAATTATTGAAGATTTAATATCTAATTCTTCTTCAAATAACCAATTCTTTAAGTTGCCTATGATAGCGGGTTTAGATGCACTAGTTGTTCTAAAGCCTAACCTTATTCCCTCTTCATTTGATATGTTAGCAATCTTTGTTTGAAAGTACATGTTAACGTAACTCATATCTTTCAGCTTCTGAAGAGTAGCTACGCCCATTGAATTAGATTCAACAGCCAAAAGTGCATTATTAAAATAGCGCCCTAAATAAAATAGCTCCTTGCCAAAAGCAGCAGGGTCTATTCTGTTATTACGGTACAAACCTACTACTTCTCTTTTTGAGTTCATAACTATGGCAGCACTATAATCTTGTCCTACCCCAAGAGCAACGTCAGCTCCAATAATATATTTCTCTTTGAAAGTAGGGGCCTCCCATATTTCAAGGTGTCCTTCTCTCTGTTCATCCCAGGACATCATCTTAGGATTAAAACTTCTTATACTTGTAGCGGATTCAACTTTTAATTTTTCAATTTTTTCAATATCAAATACATTAGCACCTGACACCTGAAATGCTTCTTCAGAGGTTGCAGGGTACTCCTGAGCAAACTTCTTTGCACCAGATTCACCAATCTTCATTCGTCTCCAATAAAGTTGGTCATTAGTCAAATTATATAATTCGGATAATGCTTCTTCTTCTTTGGTCCTCACAAAATTTTCTGAGGCTTCCATAGTATATTCTAATGTCATATGCCAAGGTAAGAATACCGGGACATAGTCATTTAAACCTTGCTCTGCTTTCTTCCACATTTCGTAGAAAGAGCCAGAGGCGCCATTAGCTGTGGATTCTAAGATTATTTCAGTGCCATCAGCACTAGAAACACCCTGGAACAACCCAGCTAAAATCTTTTCTTGATTTTGCCAAAACGCTACTTCAGAACAATGCAGAATTGTTGGAGTTGTGCCACGCCCAGCTTCCGGTGAACCTGCTGTATACAATCTAAATCCTGAGTCATTATGCGCAAACTTAATTTCTTTCGCGTTAGATTTAACTAGTTCAGGAGCCGTGTCATCCGGCATTCTTTCAATAAATTGCTTGCTCATTGTAAATAAAGCATCAGATGTTGCACTGTCATGCGCTAGCACTACTGATCGGGTGTAAGGAGTATATAAAGTCTTCCAAAATACTCTTCCGGCTGTATATGTAGATATACCTTGCTGGCGAGCTTTAAGAATTAATACTCTTACCCTACCTTTTTTCTTTAACTGTTTTTCAACAGCATCATGTATCTTTTGTTGCGCTTGATTAAATTTAAAAGGTATATAACCTTGCGCGGCGTCTTTAGTTATTATTTTTAATCTATCTTCTGAGAACTTTTTAAAGTCAGCTTTATATCTTAAGTCCTTCTTTTTTTCAGCAATAGCTTTGCGTATTTCTATTTCTTTTGCCAACTTTACTTTATATTCTCTACTATCCTTATTCATAATTACCCTCCAGCTCATATGATAATGGTTTTAAATTAGGTGGTTGGTTACTCAGGCTGATGCCAACCGTCACCGTTCGGAGGGACCCAAGTTTTTAGCTACTTAGACAATTCATTCGTTATGTCTTTGTCTAGTAATTTCCAGATTATGCCAGCAGCAATGATACCTGCTAGTCCAGCGTTACCCAATGTCCATACTATATTAAGTATAGAACTAATTACATCTCCTGTTAAGAAAGCTACCTTTGATCCAAAAATAACTTGTAGTATAATCGACAAGCTTATTAATTTTATACCAACGTCTATTGCACCGTCAGCTCCGTTCTTTATTTTCTCTAACATATTAACTCCTTTTGATTAAAAAATCCTCCGGTCTAGTCTCCTAACCCCCGAGTTTTCTTTTATTTAAAAAATTCCACAGTAACGTGTGCTAACCCTGTAGCATTCAGTTTAATTGTAGGAATTGATCTAATGTGCTTAATACCTGGATTAAGAACAGAAACAGATGAAGCAGAAGCTGCAGTGTTACCTGGCACAGCTACTGTCGATCCGTTAAATGTAGCATAAAAATTTGCATCAGAAGTAAACTTAGCAAATATAGCTCCAGCTGGAACTGTGATAGATTGCTCAGCAGGTGATGCTGGAATTACCACACTCCACGCTGAATCACTTGCGGGTGTTACTTCTGGATATGCATTTGAAGATACATCGGTTAAAAGTAAGTTAATCATTTTTTGTCTCCAAAATATTTATTGTAAAAAGGCGTTAATTGCTTTCTAAATGCAAAAGCTGCCACTGCTGCGAATATAATAAAACCTATTATGTTCTCCATGTTACGCTCCTAAATGTTTAAAAAATCGTTTAAAGTATTCTGGATCATCATCTCTTGATTTGTCCGAACCTTCACCCCATCTCCAATACTTAATCATATTCTCGAGGGGTTTGTCTGTTGTTTTGGCCTTAGCCCATAAATCATCCATAATTGCTTTAGATAATTTTGAGTAGCCTTCTTGGTCAGCTTCAGTGGACATGCCACCTGAGCCACCGTAATCGTAGTCTGGGTTAAAGTGAGGTATCTTACCTTTGTTATTGCCGTGCTCTGCAAACTTTCTAGCATTCATTAGATACCTGTTAGCAAAATCTTTGTCCCCAATTACCTCTGGTTTATTTAATAAGTAATTCTTTACTAAATTTCCAGTTAATTGTACAGGGCCAAATGCGGTTGAGCCACCTTCAGCTTCTCTAAATGTAGTTCTTATCCAGGGATTATCAAAGGCTTCTGTCTCGGCCCCACTAAAAGCTTTATACAAATTTTCTATTCCCATACTATCTTCTGGAGGATTAGACAATGCGCCGGGGTTTGCCCCTACTCTTGATAGTATTGCCATAAAAACTCCTAATAATAATATGTTAATTTTTTTCATTTGCGTGTGTTGCTTCCGTTGCGGTAGCGAGTCACTAGCCCATTTGGCTTATGATCCACAAGTCGTAGTATTTTTTCGTTGTATACATGAAGCACACCACGATCATCTTCAATGACTAATCTTATTGCGCCACTTAGTTTTTCAAATACTGAAACAACATGGCCTACAAATGTATAGTCACCACCCACTTTTTCTACCAGGTCCCCTACTTTATACATAATTATTCTTCTTCCTCAGATTTGTCAAAGTTACTACCCTCTACCTGTGCGTTAACTTCAGGTGGATCTAAGTCTTCTGGATCTATATCAGTAACACCAGCTAACTCGGCTTCTAATTCTTCAATAGTCATCTCAGACACTTGAGTAACCCTTGAGTCTACTTCTTGTCTAATCTTCTTACCTTCCGAATATTCTCTTTCTTCCGCAACAGCTTTGTATGCTCTATCGTACTTAGTCATATCTGTTGGGTCATTAGCATAAATAGCAAAAGCCGTATTTTTTAAAGCCTCAAACATTTCTGTGTTATCTAAAGAATCTACTAACTCAGCTAGCTCTGGATCTTCTTGCATCCATTTCATAACTTGTAAATCTCTTTTTAATTTACCTTTTGCCCCTAGGGCTCCTACTGGTCTTCCTTTTGGATTACCACTTTGCCCAGACTTCCAGGATTTTAAATTCTCTGCACCTCTATGGGGTTTCCCATTACGTCTATCTATCGGTGTCTTGTTATTAGCATCTGCCATAGTTACCTCCCGTATATGCAAATAGTAGTTTGTTGAATGAACCCTTAAGGACCCACAGTGGTTATCCCCACGGGGTAGCCATATAGGCCACAGTTACCTATGTTATCCATACTAAAGATACTAGGTATCCTAAAAGGGTAAGGGGTTACCCAAATATCCTTAGTGTATCCTTAATGTATCCTTAGTGTATCAACATAGATTAGCTTAACCCTTTAAACCACCCCTTACCCTTCCAGTGTTACCTTAGCAGTATCTTACAAGTTATACCTTTATGGTAGGTATAGACCAAACTGGGTCAATTATGTCCCCAGTAGCTGAGTTTAGGCTAAATACGTTGTTACTTTACATATAGTGATACATAATTAGACCACTTTTTTTATATATTTAAATATGGGTTAATATAAGGCTTAAGGGGCTCTATGGCACCACCTTAACCTGACATAAGGATTGTGAATAATTTGTATATATATAATGTACCCGTGTTTTATTTGTACACCCCCTAGAACCACAGGGCCATGGGGGTAATCAAGGATACACGGTGGACCCACAGTAGCCCTTAGGTCTCCATATTGGCTCATATAGGACATATTGTCTATGACCGAGGGGTAACTGGTGCCCATAGTGGTTAACAGTGGGTCATTAGTAGCCCACCGTGGCCTCATTGGGGTCAGTGTCTCCACAATGGCTAAGCCACTAGTGTATCCATATTGGTCCATATTGGTCCAGTGTGTGTTAATAGTAACCAATCCGATATAGTGAGCCATATGGGGTTATATGGGACACATGGGCTATAGAGGGGTTAATTATGGCCTTAATGGTCTCCTTGTCAATATAAATGTGAGAGTAGTCAATAGTTATACGGATGTATAAGTAGAGAGACTCTGTGTCTATAGAGTATCCTTAATGGGTATTCTTCT